TCGAACTCGGCAAAGAAGGCACTATTGATGTATATGCATCAAACAGTTTAAACATTAGAAGTGCTGGCGAAATCAACATGCATGCAGATAAAAATATTAACATAAACAGTGAAACTGGCAGTATTAATATGCATGCAAAAACTTCAATGAGTTTGGAAAGTGCTGGTCTCAACCTTACAGGTACAAACAGTTTATTGGCCTATAGCAAAAGCATGATTGGGTTGAAAAGTGATAGTTCAATGATGCTGAAAAGCAATACCGGAAGTTGGGGTGCTGGGTCGGCACTTACGCTAGAAGCTGGTTGTATCAAACTAAACAGCGGATCTGCAGGCGATGTGCCCAAGGCGCAAGAAATTCCAAAACTTAGGTTGCCTGATACAAAGTTTTCACCGCAACAAGGTTGGATTCCAGAACCATCTGCAATAGAAACAATCGCAACAAGAGTGCCAACTCACGAACCTTATGCTGAAAGAGGCACAGGCGTTAACACAACCACAAACTTGTCCAGTACTAGTACAACTGTTCCTTTAGAGCCAAAAACCAAAGAAGCAATCAACAAAACTGAAGACACAGAAATTAAAAAGATTGAAAAAGGCGATTATGAAAAGCAGGCCAATGCAACCAATAACGTTGGTAAAATACCGCCTGAAAAAGTCACAGGTATGTTGGCTCAATCTAGTAAACAAGTTGATCAAAAAGCAAACGAAATATCAAACGATAAAGGAGTAGGTAAGTTTGGATTTGGTGCACCTGAATTAGAAGATGCTGGATTTTTGAAACCTGGCACCAGTGACTTCTTCCTAAAAGATGCTACCAGTGACCTTAACACTGTTCTAAGCAGTTCGAGTGTATGGACTGGTAACCAAGGAATAAATGGTGTAAGTGATTTTCTCAACAACGAAAGCATACAAGACTTAACAAAGACTGATTTATTCACCAAAGGACTCAACGGCTTGCAAAATGCAGGTGTTGTTACAGGCTTAGAAGACGAAGCTGATCTAGCTGGTTTGGTTAGTGGTGCTAGTAAGTTTGGAGTTGATGCAGTCAAAAAATGGACAGAAGGCAGTGCAGTGCTAGGTAAAACACTGAATGGTTCACTAAGTGGAAATATCACTGCTGGACAAATGAACGAACTTGTAAAAGGTGGACAATATGCAGTTAATCTTACCACACAAAAAATCAGCAGCGAGATACAAGGATTTACCAAAGGCTCATCAGGAGCCACTGGTACCGTAATACGAGCAGAAATTGATACTGCACTTGAGAATGTGGTGGCTAACAAAAAAGTCACTGGAATAGTCACATAAATACGTTATGACTTCAGTAATCGGATATAGCACAGTTGGCAGGTTCAAAAATTACACTGTTACTGATTTTGAACTTATTAAAGCTGACCTTTTAAACGCACTCAACATTAGACAAGGCGAAATGCCTGGCAGACCAGATGTAGGTACAACAATGTGGAGTCTTATATTCGAACCACAAAATGCACAAACATCACAGGCTATCATAACTGAATTACAACGTGTAGTAGCACAAGATCCTCGAATACAGATATCAGATATAAATGTTTTTGCACAAGAAAATGGCTTTCTCTGCGAACTTGAAGTACAAACAATTGCAGGTCAAGACGCAAACACATTAACTGTCTTCTTTGACAATCAACAACAACGAGCCGCATACTCAGACGTCTAGTATAAACTACGTAGTTTATTTTGTAGATAAATACTAGGTAAGGGAAATACACATGGCTAAGACTACAAGACAGACTAGTATATTTGGTGTTGAGGATTGGAAAAGAATCTACCAGACATACCGTGAAGCAGACTTCCAAAGTTATGACTTTGAAACACTTCGCAAGAGCTTTATCGATTATATACGCTTATACTATCCAGAAAGTTTTAATGACTACATCGAGTCAAGTGAATTTATTGCACTCCTTGATGTCATGGCATTTATGGGACAAGCAGGTAGTTTTAGAAATGATCTCAACACCAGAGAAAATTTTATTGACACTGCGGAAAGAAGAGATAGTGTCAACAGACTAGCAGAATTAGTAAGTTATACGCCAAAGCGTAATACTGCAGCACAAGGATATTTAAAAGTACAAAGCATTAGCACCACAGAAGGTGTAGTTGATTTTACTGGTGTAAACCTATCAAATATTACAGTAAACTGGAATGATACAACAAATGCAAATTGGTTAGAACAATTCACAGTTATAATAAATGCCGCTTTGGATAACAGTCAACGTTTTGGACGTCCTGCTAATTCACAAACCATTTTAGGTGTACAAACTGATGAGTATGCTATAAATTTACTGCAAGGGTTTTTGCCAGTTATACCATTTACAAGCACAGTTAACGGCACTGCAATGGGTTTTGAAGCAGTATGTGCTACATCTCAAAACAAAACCTATGTATATGAACCTTCGCCTGCACCGAATGGTGCATTTAATATACTGTACAGAAATGATAAACAAGGTTATGCAAGTGCAAACACTGGTTTTTTCTTTCTATTCAAACAAGGTAGTTTACAAGATCTAGATTTCAATCTAGGTGAAAGAATTTCAAACAGAGTTGTGAATGTCAACATCGAAGGAATCAATAACGAAGATGTTTGGTTGTATCAACTTAATGCTCAAGGTAATATTGAAAACGAATGGGAATATGTAGAAAACATTTACAGTGGAGCAGTAGAAGAACTTACTCCTGAACAACGAAGATATTTTACTATAACATCAAGAACCAATGATCAAATTAATCTTAATTTTGGAGATGGTGTATTCAGTAGTATACCAGTTGGCAGTTTTCGAACCTATGTGCGTGCATCTAATGGATTGAATTATATAATCAATCAAGACGAAATGCAAAATGTTACAATATCAATTGCATATGTAAGTCGTACTGGGCGTAACGAAACAATAACTTTTACTTGTGCATTAACACAACCCGTAAGCAACGCTGCTAATAGAGAAAATATAAACGACATCAAACAACGTGCACCAGCTAGGTTCTATACACAGAACAGAATGGTAAACGGTGAAGATTATAATAATTTTCCATATACACTTTATTCAACTATAATCAAGTCCAAAGCTGTAAATAGAAGCTCAATTGGTACTAGTAGATACTTGGATCTTGTTGATATCACTGGAAAATACTCAAGTACAAATATTTTTGCCAGTGATGGTATGATATACGAGAATACTGCGGTACCAAGTTTTACTTTTACATTTGTTGATCAAAATGATATAACTGATGTTATTGTTAATCAAGTTGAACCCGTACTAGCAAGTAGAGGAATGCAGGAGTTTTATTATCAAAACTTCTTACGTCCTTCGTTAACTGGATTAAATCTAAACTGGAGTCAAAGCACTACAAGCAACAACGAAACTACTGGTTTTTTTAGATTTGTGTCTAATAATGCACCAGCACCAGTTGGGCCGCAGGCAAGTGATAATAAAAAATACATTGCCAAAGGTGGACTGGTAAAATTTACTCCACCAGCTGGACAATATTTTACTGCAACTAACAGACTAGCAGTTGGATCTCCGACATTACCCGGTGATAAAATGGTTTTATGGGCAACTGTCACAGCATTAGAACTTGATGGTACTAATTTTGGAGTTGGTAGCAACGCTGATGGAACTGGTCCAGTTACGCTCAATAATTTTATTCCGACTAATGCAGTACCAACACAAGTTATTCCTAACTTTGTTACAGATTTGCCAGTTGCAATCGAAACAACAATGCGTGAAAACATAGAACTATATAGAGATTTTGGTCTTGGTTATGATAATACATCCGAAACCTGGTATGTAATTACTTCAACAAACCTAAATCCTGCAATCACTTTTAGTCTTACAAATGCACAAAATACATCAGGCACAGGTTTAGATAATAGTTGGTTGGTTGCTTTCGAAACTGATGGTGTTACATACACAGTTAGTTCTCGTAGTTTGCAACGTTTTTGGGCTAGTGTGTTGGAAACAAGATTTTTTTATGATGGTACACAAAAAGTGTATGATCCAAAGACTGGCACAGTTATAAATGATTTTATAAACGTACTAAAGACAAATAACTTACCTGATACCAGTTCAACACTTAACAGTGATGAAGTTCTAGATATTATCGATCAGCCTGTAGAAGCAGATGGTTTTGTAGATGACTTTAGAGTAAGAATATCCTATAAAGATTCTGACAATGACGGTATACCAGATAATCCAGATTATTTTGAAACACTTGTTGCTCCAACTGTTAACCCAAACAATAAAAGAATTTATCTACAACAAACAGTAGATTTTGATAACCTAGAAAGATATTTGCCATTAGCAGAAGGTACAGTAATAGGTTCTTTTGCTACAAAATCTGCAATTGAACTTGTAAAAAGCGAGTATCCCGACAAGCAAGTGTTTTATGCATATACAGACAAAAAGTTCTATCAGCTAACAGTCGACTACGAAGGAACAAGAACCATAGCAGAAGTAACAGGATACGAAACATATACAGGAAGACAAGGTTTGTACTTTCAGTATCGACACAATGCTCCGTTGAGTAGACGTATTGACCCAGGAACTACAAACATAATCGACTTGTATCTAGTTACACAATCTTATTATATTGCTTATCAGAACTTTATTCGTGACAGTACCGGAACTGTAGCTGAGCCAGCAAAGCCAACAATAGATGAGTTAACCACAAGTTATAGTACGCTGGATCAATACAAAATGATCAGTGATAATATTATACTGAATAGTGTAACATTCAAACCTCTTTTTGGTACAAAGGCCGCAGTTGAATTACAAGCAACAATAAAATGTGTTAAAAATACTGCCAGCACTGCAAGTGTAAGTGAAATAAAAAGTCAAGTTGTAAG